TTTAACTCTGGGAATTCCATGCGCTTTTTAAAAGCATCAAGCAAAATAATATTCGCGTCATTCTGGTTCTCATTCAAATAGAAAACCCCCCAAGTCGTACAGGCGGAATAGTCAGAGCGTTCGTTCTTAGTAAACGCCGTATCCCAAGACTGGATCACAAACTCACACTTAGGCGGGTCTTCGTCTGTCCACTCTTTCCACCACTCCCTCTTAACAATCGCGCCTTGCTCTGACGTTGGGCTTTGTTGGTACTGGGCGTTCCACTTAGAGGCGGGAAGTTCAGACTGTAGGGCGTGAAGTTCTTCTAAGCTCCAAAACTCTGGCCATAGGGGGTTTCCACTCGGAAGGATCGCAGGGAAGTCAATCACCTCCCAGTCATCGTTCCCGTCTTTGTCCATAGAAGCTTGAAGGATCCGGCCAGTTAAGTCCCTCTTAGCCCAGCGCGTCATCACGACAACAATCGCACCTCCAGGCTGGAGACGCTGGCGCGGCCCAGAGGTGTACCACTCATAGACTTTATCAAAGACAGTAGGATCTCCAGCGGCCAAGGCGGCTTCTTGCTCGGAGTGGGGATCATCAATGATTAAAAGGTCAGCGCCTTTACCCGTCACTGTTCCTCCAACACCAATCGCGAAGTACTCTCCGTTTTTATTCGTAGACCAACGGCCAGCGGCTTTACTGTCAGACCTTAAATTAACATTGGGGAATATCTTAGAGAAAGGCTCACTGGCTACTAAGTTACGAACCTTACGGCCAAAGCCTACAGCCAGCTCTGCGGTGTTCGAGCACTGGATAATCTTTTTACTGGGATCCCGTCCTAAGAACCAAGCCGGCAGCATATAACTGGCAAACTCAGACTTCGTATGCCGAGGTGGCATATTGATGATCAGCCTCTTAATCTTTCCCGTAGCGATCTCTTCGAACTTCTTAGCCATGACCTTATGGTGGCGTCCGTCAATGAACCCCGGCCACATGGCGTGGGCAAACTTATTGAAATCATCAAAGGCTTCTTCTCGTTGTTGGCTGGCTTCTAATGCGTCAAGGTCGTCAAGGTAAGAAGCTTGTTCGTTAGAAGGCATCTTAAAGAAAGTCTCAGCGGCAGTCTCGGCTTCTGGTTTTAAGAGATTCAGGGCAAACATTACCCTCCTGACAAACAGATCTATCTCTTCCTGCTTCTCAAGCTGTTGTTTTTTGTTCAAGGAAGGTTCCTAAGTTTTAAGTAAGACGGGCGCACACTACGTGCCGAATTCTTAGCCCGCCTGCATATCCCCAAGTCACAAAGCTTCTTCACCACACGGTGTACATTCCCCCGCCCCCTGTCCCCAGTATGAAACATGATGTCATCTATAGAAGGCCCATATCCAAAGTTCCTCCAATACTCATCTATCACAAGGAACACAGTCCTTTGCTTCTCAGTCATACACGCCCCTATACACGCATCGTAAGTTTGTTGAATCATTGTAAGAAATCAGTAAGTTTCATATTAACAGCTGTTAATATGCCCCCCACCCTTTTTTGTATAGAAAACATAAGGGGGGGTCATTCTGTATCAAAGTCCAGCACTTGGTCATCAGATTTTGTAGGGGGTACCCCCTCTTCTGGTGATTGAATGAGTGGAACAGTATGTATATGTGCACCCACACGCGCACCGCCCGCAGGCGCGCCCACCCCGTCCGTGGGTGCGTCCAGGGCACGATTCGCAGACCCATCACCCCTGATTTCCTCAAGCAATGTGAGCCCATCGTCCTGCTTGGCCTTCACATCGGTGGCCTTACCCAGTCGTTCGAGCAATCGTGTGCGTATGTCCGAGCTCTTGTGGATGATCGTGCTCTCCTTTCGTTCAAGGAATGCTCCGACCTCGAATAGGTTGCCTATCATCTGTAAGGCCTTCATCCTTTGTGCAGGTGGGAAGTCCTCGTCAAGTGAGTGCTGAACCAGTTGCTGGACAAGGAGTGCCTTCAGTTGAATGGGGTTTCGATGTTTCTCTGCCTCTAAAGCCAGTTGGTAGGCTTGAACCTCCCTCTGGATTCTCTCATCCCGCATGAGCTCATATGGCTTACAGGCAAGTGTCCTCTTACTGGCATCCTGCTTGTAGCTCTTCCTATACGCATTGGCCTTAGTCTCACCTAGTGCTACTGCGTGTGCGAAGGCTTTCATCTTCCCAGTAATCTTGGGTTTCTTGCCTTCTCCGCTACTTAGTAGAGTCTCTATCGGAATGGTATCAAGGCCTTCTTTGATCTGCGCGCGAGTTAACTTTTGGGGCATGGTGTTTCATGGGTATGAATTAGGAATCCCGAACATAGCAGACCGCGCGACACAATGCAAACCAGTCAGGCCAGACTGGTCATGAGCTCCATCACCGCATCCAGTCCCTTCAGAGTGACATCCCATGGACGAGCTCCGTCACGCGCATGAGCTCTGCTGCCTAAATTGTCATTACAAAATAATTTAAAAAAACATGATAAAAACTCTTGACAAGTCAACACATGACATGGCGTAATCGTTATTCATGTGTTAGTCAATCAATTTAAAGGAGTAAGTTAATGAAGCCTCTCTACCTTATAGCCTGCAGTAACAAGAAGCTAGACCACCCTGCAAAGGGACGCGACCTTTATCAAGGTCAAGCCTTCAAGTTTGCTCTACGCGCCTCTGAACGCGCTGAAGCAGATGTGATCATCCTCTCTGCTCTTCATGGTGTCGTTATGCCTCACGCACAATACGCGCCCTATGACAAAGCCCTCTGCAACATGACCAAGGCCGAACGCGCTGAATGGGCGGAGATCGTGCAAGCCCAGTTAAAGATGCTAGGTGCATATGACCGCGAGATCACAGTCCTCGCAGGAGCTCACTACGCGACCGCAGTCGAAGGTTTCCCCAATGTCCGATTACCTCTCAAGGGTCTAGGTATCGGTCAGCAATTACAGACCCTCAAACACTTAGGAGAATGAACCATGGCAAAACTAATCATCAAGAAAAACGGCTACGAGATTTGGGCAAAGTTTGATCACGATGCTGAAGTCTATGAGCTCTTCTTTGAACAAGAGTGCGAGTCCTACACAGGATGGGCGGTCGATTCCCTCGCGGACGCTGAGTCGGCCTCGCGTTACATCCTCGAAGAACAGATGGCTGAACAGGCTGACTGGGATCAACGCAGGCAAAACCTCTTGGACGATGCCTGAGTCATGCTTGAAGCCTCGCGTGCGGGGCTTTGAGGATTACCCACCAACCAAAGGAGAACTTGTGATAACGATAACCATTGATACCAATAACTCAGCATTCGAGGACAACCCTCGCGAGATGGCTGAACTACTTGAACGTCTTGCGAACTATTACAGGGACTGCGAAGTCCTGCCTGATTCCGCCCGAGATTCCAATGGCAATACTGTTTGCCACATCACACAGGAGTGAACATGACAGACCTTGAATACAAATACATGGAAGGCCAGTTGATCAAGGCCATTCCCCTGCCACCGCAGGATTGTGGACAGATCAAGATCAAACTGTATTCCGAGCTCGGCCAGTCAAACTGGCTGAACATTTCCCCATCCCAACTCAAGAAGATTGAACTGGCCTTATTGGAGGACGCATGAAGTATTACCGCCACACAATGACCTTGCGCGAGGAGCTCCTGCACGAACGCAGACAGGCGCGAGCTCAAGCAGGCTATGACCTTCTCATTGCCTTGTTCGTCTGCCTTGCAGTCGTGTTTATCAGCGTCATGGTGCTCTCATGACCGAAGCCCAGTTTGTCAAGACCGAACACGAATTGATTGAACTGGGCTATCGTTATGAACGAGCCCCAGTCCAAAGGTCTATTGCCATTCGTCAGACCTTCAGCAATTTATTGCAGCAATACCCAATTTATCGCGACCAATTTATCTATTGGTTTGAACAAGGCCGTAAAGAAGCAAGGAGCAATTAAATGAACAAGACCCCACACGAAATCGTCCACAAGGAATCAGGCCGAATCATCGGCACATACCCAACTTGGGACAAGGCTTACGAGGCCTATGGACAACTTGGCTATGAGCAGACCGACCACGCTATCGGTGAGGCCGATACAGGCTATCTCGAACGCGTCAGACAGGCCGACGAAGATAGTCGTCAGTCGCGCCAACGTTACGAGGCTATGCGGATTAACAGAGGTGAACCGCCAAAGGAAATTACGCGCCAAAGGTTTTGGGAATTGCTCGAAGTCCTTATGCCTGCAGACTGGACGCAAGCAGGGTCAACCGAGTCCTTTCGCGTCATTGAGTGTCAAACAGATGACCTCTACACATGGTGCGCCCGAGTCGGTGAACGCTACTTTGAGATGGTCTGCCCAAAGAAAACCACACACGCACACATTATCAAACTTGTCAAAAAGGAGCTGGACAAATGAACTGCACCATTCGCATGAGAAATGACCTTGCAGAGGAGGGATTGTCAGTCCCTGCCTCGACCACCTTCAGCAATTACGACACGCTAGATGATGACCTCTACATCACCGCGCAGGAGCTCGAGGGCGCGACCCAAGGCAATGACCCTGCCGATTCTGATAACCATCCATTTTGCTACCTCACGCTAAAGGACGGACGAAGCCTCTACTTCATTAGTGCAGACCTAGACTTTGATTACAAAGAAGAAAACGAACAGTTACAACAAACTGCCAACGAACTCATCCAAAAATACAAGGCTGAGATTGTCGAGGAAGGTGACTGGTGGTATGGGACTGACGAGTATTCGTTCAATATCCACTGCCCTGATGAGGACGGATGGTATCAAATCAATGTTTACAAAGTTGACCCAGTCACAGGTATGGACAACTACGAATGGATGATTGATTTACCCCGCGTTTTTATTAAAGGAGAGCAAGCATGAAGCATTTAATTGGCCTCTCATGGCCTTCAATCTATATCGTGACTAATCACAACGGCACAGAACTAGGCACATTCGACACACTCGAAGAAGCCAACGCTGAAGCCAAGTTTTACAAACAACAAACAGGAAACCCTGCTTTTGTTGATGAAGACCTAAAACCACCAAGCTTTCAGGAGATTACAAAATGACTGCAATGACTAAAACACAGATGGTGAACGCCTGTGCTGAATACGAAGTGGAGTGGTTCTTTAACCAGACGCTTGATGAACAGAAGGAAGTGTTCCGACACATCCAACTGCATGGGTTTGAAGGGTTCAAGAATGTACCTGACAACAACTTGTTTGAATCATGCGTTCACAACGGCACATTTTTAATGGAGGAATAAAATGAAATACACAGTTAAATCAGCATTCATCACTCATTTGACCGCAGAGATCGAAGCAGACGATTATGAGCAAGCGTACAGACTCGCCACTCTGATTGACTTTGACAACTACAAAGCGACTGGAACTGAAGACATTAAGATCAAAGACATTACTTTGTCTGATGCCAACCTCAGCGAAGAACAACTCGCATTCGTAGAAGCCTACTTGTCCAATGTGGCAAGTGCTGACCGCGATACTGTTGTGAAGTTTTTGTTAGCCAAAGATCACGACACATTCTGCGAAGCACATGGAGATGAATACTACACAGGACTGGCTGATGCCCGAGGCGTTTGGTATGACGCCAAACAGTTCTTTACAAAGTAACTCCTGAAGCCTCGCGGGTCGGGGCTTTGGGCGGGATTTTCCGCAATTCGTCCTTTAACTTAACTGGAGAAACAAAATGCCAAATTGGTGTGCCAACTCATTGAAACTTGTTGCAAAAACTGCTGATTCTGAGAAGAAACTCGCGGAGATCGTGCAGGAGCTCGAACGAGCAAAAGGCGCTGGAGAGAGTGCAAAAATCTTTAACTTGATCAAGCCCATTCCCGAAGCCCTGATGATCACATCAGGATGGTTAGGCAAAGATACACCCGAACAGACTGCTCTCGAAATTGAACAGGCAGCGAACCTTAAGAAATACGGATACAAAGACTGGTATTCATTCTGCATAGGTGAATGGGGAACTAAATGGGACATGAGCAATCAGTATGAGGACGAGGCCTTCACCATCGAGGGCAATACAGTAACGATGGTGTTTGATACCGCATGGGCACCACCCATGCAAATCTACTATGCCCTCGAGGAAATGGGTTTCGAGCTCGAGGCCACCTATGTTGAGCAGGGCATGGGCTATATCGGTTTCTACACAGATGGAGTCGATAACTGCGAACAAATGAGTCAGTTTTATCCCGAACCATCAGATGACCCCGACATGGAAGATTCTGCAATGGACGAGATGACCCTCAAAATTTACGATTACTTTGAGAAGAATGGATTCACCCATTCACCCTCTAATTTGGGTGGCTGATATTAACACTTGTTAATATGAACCTTAACGGAAACTTACAGATGCACCACGAACATGAAGCCTATTCATGGTGGGAATACGATGGGCAGGGGATTCCCCTTGCCCGAGTCTGCGACAAGTGCGTAGATGCCGTTCTCGCCAAATACAACCCAGTAGTGCTCGACCACTACACCCAGTCAGATGTTGACGAACCAATTAACGAGGAATGAAATGAAAGTAACTATTGAATTTGAATTGCCTGATGGACAGGCCATCCCCAAGGTCGAGGATATTCTCACCCTGACCAGTCCTGACTGGCACATCGAGAAGTGGCACATTTCAGATGTCCAAGGCGATCACGAATGGCTGACAGACGATCAAGCCCGAGAAGTGCTCAAGTGGATGAACAAATACCACGATGCCAATATCGGCATTAACTGGGAATTTATTGCCTCAGTAGTGGAAAACAAATTTCCTGAGCCCGAAGAGGTGAACGCATGAAAACATACTCAGGAACAGTAGTCTGCAAACTTTACCGCGAAGTCACTATTGAAGTGGAAGATGGCACAGAGAAAGACAACATTGAATACGCAATGATTCAGCATTTCCACGATCACAACTTAAAGCCAGAAGACATGGAAACAGAAGTCTGGGATATTGAACAGGTGGACGCATGATCTTGACTGACTTTGACCAAATTGCAGTCGCAAGAATGCTTACGCTGCGGAAAGGTTTACAACTTGAGATCAAGGGAATGCGCCATTCAGGACGCAGTTGCTACTCGATCATTAAGAAGGAATTTGACCTGACTGGGACACGCGCCCAAGTGCTAGAGAAATTTGAACAACTTATCCCAAACTTTGAGGAGATCACAAATGGAAGTCGTTGAACTACAAATTTTCCAGTTTGAGGAGCTGGACGATGACGCAAAAGAGAAGGCGCGTGACTGGTATAGGCAGGACATTGATTTTGCTTGGCAAAAAGAATCTGAAGAGTCTATCAATGCCTTCTGCGACCACTTTGGAATCCGCCTTATCACATGGAGTGTTGCCCCCTACTCCTCACCTGACTATCACGCGGACTACTTTAATTCCCACTTCAGAGGAATGAAATTAAAGGACTTTGAACGCGACCATATGCCCACAGGCTATTGCCTTGACTGCGACCTATGGATGACCTTCTACGATGAATTTAAACTGACAGGCAGTGCCAAGACTGCGTTCGACAAAGCATTGTGGGCAGGATTCATTGCATGGCGCAACGACATGGAAGCCCAGTTGACCAACGAATACATTGATGACCACATTCAGATCAATCAATGGACATTCACCACAGAGGGAAAGTATTATCCTTATTGGCCTAAATAACCACGCAGGGAGTCGGCTGCGGATGCAGTCCCGATTCTCTGCTCAGTATCGTTGAAGTCCTCACCGGCCTCGCCTACCCAGTAGTGCGGGGCTATTTTCTTGGCAGTCGCTATCCCCACTGGGTCATTGTCTGCGATCACCAACGGGTCACGCAGATTCTTGGCCACCTCGACCATGTTTCCCGCAGAGAAACAAACATGGATGGTGTATCTCTCCCGAAGGTGTTTCATTGCCCTACGCACCGACATTCCAGTCGCAAACCCCTCGCACAAGATGTTCCGACCCTTGTTGTCGATGACCAGGGATGCGCCTTTTGTGCGCTGACCCGAGAGAAATCTTTTAGTGCCATCCTGAGAGATCAGTTGACATCCAACTAAATTACCCAAAATCCGCATGGGCAACACCAACAGATCATTCCAGATCAACCCCTTGTCCACGAAACCCTTGCGGATTAGGTAGGGGTGTTGGTCTTTAACTGCGTTATTTAGAATGAATGTGGCCTTTTGTGCGGCCTTGCGCTGGCGGAGCTCGGCTTCTTGTTTGGCAGCCAACTTCTTTGCGTGTGCATTGGGATCAGGAATGAATGGTTCCTCAGACTTAAACAGTATATGTTTGTCATGGACTGCAAAATTTATAAGTGCCCCCTTGTGGCCATCAAAGATATACGCGCCATTCTGTTTTCTCGGATGGTCTTCAGTCCCAACCCTTACCCAACGATCTAACACTAAGTCTTTTATCAGCAGGCCATGAGCTCTTGCGAAGTCTTGAAAGCTCATTTGAATGCCTTCGATTTAGCCCAAGCAATATTCTTGGATTTAATCCAGCCACTGGTTTTGGCGGTGGTTGCCAACGGATTTGTGTGAAGTCCCCTCGGGTAAGCCCCATACTTTTCCTTGTATTTGTGCGCTGCCCAACCTTCTTTGTATCCACGCATACGCGAGTAGTAAATTAACTCAGAGTAGAACTTTTGATTCTCTGTCAGGAGCTCGCGCTTGGTTGTCTCTAACTCTGTTAATTCGCCCGGCACGTTGACGATCTGCTTCATGGCCTTTTCAAAGCCACATTCACCGCATTCCCGACCCGACCAGACCCACAATGCACCACACGCAGGGCACTTTGCTTCCTTCTTTTCCTTCTCTTCGGGTTCTTTCTTCGCAGTTTCAGCCCCGTTTTGGAGCTCAGTCACGCCTTCTTCGAACAAAGTGTCCCATTCTTTGCGGAATCTCAGGTAGTTTCCCGAGTGATCAAGCCACAAACCATAGTCTTTGCCATCGTAAGGACGCATAATCCGCCCCATTTGTTGCACATGGCTGCTAAAAGACTTGGAAAACGGCCTCGCAGACACCCCTATCATCACATCAGGGACGTCAAAACCTCTAGTCAGTATGTCAGTGGCCACCAGACCATTGATTAGCGTATCTGGACGCGAAAAATCCTCGATTGTTTCGGCTTTGAACTCATCATCTTCCAAATAACTGATGGAAACAAAGTTATATCCGGCCTCATTGAACTGGCGAACTAAGTCCCTGCCATGCTCAACTCCCGAGCAAAACACGACTGTCTTCCTCGGCTTACCAAACACTTGCATGGTTTTGGTAATCCACTCTTGGACAATATCGCCAGTAATCTGCATACCGCGCTTGGTAGTCTCATCCTGTGACCACTCGCCAGCCACCTTTTTTGCACCACTCATGTCAATCTCTTTGGCAATATAGATCTTCAACGGGGTAAGCCACTTGTTCTCGATCAGCTCACCCGTAGGCCTAGCCCCGACCACGTTCGTATAGGTATCCCCCAGTCCATTCGTAAAAGGTGTGGCGGTCAGGCCGATCACCTTCATCTCTGGCCTGTCTTTGATGAACTGGATAATTTGCTTGCGCTGAACGTGGCACTCGTCAATGATCAGCATGGAGACTTCGGGAAAGTTAGCCCGACTCTCCAAAGTCTGTGCGCTGCAGACCTGTATCTTCTCGTAAGGACGATACCGCCAATGGTCTGCCTGCATGACACCATGGTTGATGCCGTAATTGCCAAGGCGCGTACTGGTCTGGTTAACCAACACAATGCGGTCTAACACCATGGCCACGTTCTTGAGCTCCTTGGCCTGCTCGAGCATGATTGCCATGGCCACCTCGGTCTTTCCAAACCCTGTGGGTGCGTAGAGTAGCTGGCTTCTGTGGCCATCCTTAAAGCCTTGGGCGAGCTTCTCCACGACTTCCGCTTGATGCGGTCTTAACTTAAGCATTTGATTCTCCTACTGGGATACCGCCCAGCTTCGGGTTATTTCTTTTCTGCCTTCTCAGCACGTTTCTTCCAGTAATTCATCTGCTTGATCATCTCAGCATTCTTATTCTGGAACTCATTGCGTGACTGGGTCATTGTCCTAAGTTGGAACTCCAGGTCTTTGACTTGCTCGCGCAGCTCTTCAATCGTTTGCTGGACTTCTGCTCGGGCTTTCTCTGATACTGGCAGGGATTTGACAGCCAACATATCTTTGAGTTTTGCGTTCTCTTCAGCCATGGCCGTGTGCTCGATGGCCATCTCATGGAACTTGTCTTCCTCGGTGTACTCGGGCTCTGGAGGCGGTGCGATAGGACGGCCTGACTTGGATACATCAACCTTGCGTCCATTCTTATCAACGCGAGCTGACTTCTCTAATCCCAATGCTTTACGTACACGGCCAACTGTCATTGACGATACATCACATATTGCCGCAATCTCCACATCGGTCTTCTCACCTAGCTCAATGTCTTCCAAGGCCATCTGCACCACATAACGGCGTTCATCTGGTGTTCGGGGCTTACCATGCTTACCATTAGCCTTCAAGCAGGCCAAGAACGCATCGCGCTTGGTGCCTTGATTGACTTCAGCTTCAATGTCTGTAAACCCTGCGCGTTTGTGCGCGTGAAAGCGGTGGAAGCCATCGCTAGGCCAGTAAGACTTGCCATCAAACCAAAGGTCGATAGGGGGAAACTTGTCTTTGCCCTCAAGCAATATCTCTGTGTAATGCTGGACTAGGGGCTCGTCAATCTCTTTACGGGGCTGAGTGCCACCATCGAGGCGGATTTTTGCTAACTTAATTCTTTCAGTCATTGTTTTCCTTTTGTTGATGCTCTTTTTGAGGCTCTGTTTGCCCAGCAGGCGGCACAGTGCCATTTTGTGTGGCCTAGTTGGATGCCACCCTCTGGTGGTTTCATTTCATTGCAGTTATTGCACTCCTTATGTTGATGTACCGGCTGCTTACTTCCGATTGATAGCTGTTGTTTTGCAAACCCATTCACTTCTTTAAACTCCTTCTTGATCGTTGTGAGGCCGAGCATTGTTGGAATAGCCTTCTCGTTGTTCATATTGATGATCGTGAACATCCAAGAAAAACACCGTATCACCCTCAAACCTGACAGTCTGACCACGATATGTCCATACAGATTTTTGGATCGCAGTGCCTTTCTCTACAAACTCTTTGCCCGATTCGGTAATCTTCCAAACCCCATTCAGTCTGCTGCCGCTATCCCGATAGCATGGCGCAACCAAACTCCAGTAACGAAGCTTTTGAAAATTGTCCCATTGGTTTCTGGTTAACTTTAAATTCTTGATGTTAACTTCAGCGTTTGTCAGATACAACCGCCACAAACCAGTAGCCAAGGCTTTACTAAATGAGTGCTTGTATTCAACCATTTTGGCATTGCAATGCTCGCAATACTTTGATTCCTTCATCGCTTCATACTCCTTACATAGATGGCAAACCCTGCCGTTGTATCCCCGCCGTTCTTCATTGCGTCAAACTCTTTAGCCACCTCTTCCAAGGTATCGTTGCGAATCTTGTTGGAGATCGGGTCAAGCTGGCGCTGAATCATCTGACGCTTGCGCCAACCCAGTGCCCTCTCCCATATGTTTAGTTCAGCTTCTGACATATACGTCTTTCAATTCTGGAAACATCTTATCTACCTGTGCTTTGATTCTGTCGTTACGTTCTTTGATCTTTGCTGCCCTCTCAAGGATTGGTGCAATAAACCATGTAATTGTTTTGTTACGACCCATCTTGGCCAAGATCCGCTTGCGATTAGTTCTGACCTTCATGCGTTTTTCTCCTTGAGTTTGTCCTCAACTAACACCTTAAAGATGAATGTATTCAAGTGATCGGTCTGCCAGTTGGGTAGCTGTTTGATGATTGCCAGTGTCTCTGTATTGGTCAGGTGCTTCCAGCGCCTTCTGGACTTTTTGGTCTTAGGTGCTGGCGGCCTTGGGTCTGAGAAGAAGTCAACATTGTCAGACCATGCTGCCCAAGTAAATAGCCAGCGCCACATCATTTCTTGATTGCGGCATCGGTATTGGTACTCTGCCATTCGCAGGCAGGCTTCTTGTCCTGGCTTCATGTGTTTCTCCGTTTAAGTTCTTCTTCATGCGCCGCCATAATATCTGCGCAGTATGGTCTGTTATCCATACTAATCTTGTGACGTTCTTCTTTAGTTAGCCCTACCCACTCACGCTCAGGCAACGGATGCCCTGCTTGTTTGTAGGCTTCATCACGCCATCGTTGCGCTAGTTTCCTGTGGTACTCACAGTTTGGACAAGGGCGAGAGTATTCTTGGATGTCATCATCATCAGTCATGCTTCCCTCGCTTTCAGCATTGCATCAGCGATGTCATAGGCATCTTCTGCGTAACTTTTCCAATTGGTGTGGTCGTTATCCCACCCGAGCATCGCTTGCATAGCCTTAGCCGCAAAGTAGTCACGCAAGGTCATGCCGCCTTCACCGCCTACAGCTGTGACACGCGCTTCATCATTGATGCTGAATGCTGGTGTTGGGAATGCTTTCATACATGGCTCCAGAAAAGAATGATCCCAGCAATAATCACAATGAAGAAGATCGCATATGCCGGCCAGATTGGCTCGCGTCCATATGGCCCACTGATGGGTTCACTATCGCAGTTAAACGCTTCGTGCATAGTGCGTGGGAAACGCTTTGTTGTATCATTTTCCATACTAACCTCCTGTGTTAATAATATAACTCATGAATTACCGATGAGTCAACTGTTATGTTACCACCGAAAAGCCCTCTTACCCGTTGACCCTCCCTCCCCCAAGGGGTGTGTGTAGGAGAGCCAACGACTCTTTATCAGCGAGCATTGTCAAGTTTTTATGTTGACTAACGGAATGCCAATCCGCCCTCCCTGCACTGTTGGGTGCAACCATGGGGTATGTGTCTTTCGACATCGCTGTTTATTCCGTTCGATTACTCTACTTGGAGGCGCGGGTCACGCCGAGGTTCTTGTGTTCTTTGAGTTCAACCCATACAGGTCATTAGCTAACGCGCTCTGACGGCTGCGTAGGAGGAGAGACTGAGACTGCTCACATTAAGCAGTGTTTTCAAAACATTTACCGTCCAGTGGCGCTAACCCACCGCACAGTCCCAGTCTCAAAAACAAAAAGGCCACTTAAGTGTGCGCTTCGGTAGTGACCTTGCCTAATGACTCTCCGACCGAAAGCATTAGGTAAAGCGAAACGCACATTAAAGTGGCCTAATTCATTGCTCACTACAGCAACGCCTCGTTTATATCAAAGATATTTGCGTTGTGCAATACCCTATGAAAAAAAAGTTTTCCATATTAACACTGTTAATATAAAAAAACCCCCGAGTGATTAGTTCGGGGGCTAAGGACAATCCAACAAAGGAGATGGCAACTG